CAAATCATGTGAATCAATATAATATTCAACAAAATATGTTGAGTATTATGGGTTCACCAACTGCTTCAAACCTCACTCATAGAAATATATCTACAAATATGGGTGGATTGGTACAACTTGCAACTGAATACGGTAGTGAAACATTTACTAACGGTAATATTACATTTCATTCGGCATCAATAGATATATCTACAAATAAACAAAGATATAACTTAGATACTCTTATCAGAGATATAGCCGTACCATCTGGTACAATAGAAATTAAAAAGGTTCATCACTACGCTCCACCTGCATCCATTCGTTTCTATGATCCATACTTGGGTAATCAGGCGATGTTGGATACATTTGGGTTTGGTGCATATTCAACTGGTGTTTCTTTCATGTTGATGCCTATGTATGCAGATTTATTGCGTGTTCAGGCAATAGAATTTAATGACTTGATGAGAAAATCATCCTACTCATTTGAATTGATAAACAATGAACTTAGAATATTTCCAATTCCGGTTAAAGATTTTAAACTATGGATTGAATATATTATAAAAGAAGAAAGATCCAATCCATTAAAATATGCGAATGGAACTGTTTCTGATATGTCAAATGCTCCATATAATCACATGAAGTACCAACATATAAACTCGGTTGGTAGACAATGGATATTCAAATATACACTTGCACTTGCAAAAGAAAATCTTGGTTATATTCGTGGTAAATATGGAAGTATACCAATTCCAAATGGTGAAACAACATTAAATGCTGCAGATTTATTATCTGCTGCTGGAACTGAAAAACAGGCATTGGTCGATGAATTGAGACTAATGTTAGATACGATGACTCGTGCTAAATTATTGGAAGCAAAAAGAGCAGAAACAGAACATTTGAATGTTAGTTTGAACGGAACACCTTTAGCAATTTACATAGGATAATACAATGCCATTATTTCATGGAACACGGGATGCAGGTCTTGTACATAAATTTAATATGGAATTGATTGCAGATATTATAGATACCGAAGTTGCTGTCTATAAATTGTCAATAGAAAATACAAAGACAAATCTATACAATGAATCAGACAGAAAGGTTTATCATAGTCCTGTAAAAGTTCCTGCACTTATAACTCGTGATAACCAGGCATTTGAGGGATCAGAGTTTGGTCAAGATTATAATCAAGCGTGTTCTTTTGGGTTTATAAGAGAATATTTGAAAACAGTTGATGTTTTCGTTGAAGTTGGTGATGTAATCGAATACAACGGTGAATGGTGGGAAGTAGATGCTGTTGAAGAAAATCAATACTTTGGTGGTAAAAATCCCGATTATTCTTTTGCAACTGAAAGATGGGGTCATAATGTTTCTATCATTGCAAACACACACTTAACAAGAAGGTCGAGAATTCAAATAGAAGAGTTTCGTCCTGCTGTTACAAGTAATCATAATGATATTCCGAGCAACATATAATGAAAAATTCATCTAAATACAGAATACCACCGTTAAGAAGAACAAGAGATTCTTTTATCGATGATACAAATTCAGAACAAAATCAAAGACCAGATTTAGGTAAAGGTCGTCATCTTCAAACTCGTAGAGATAAAGATAAAACAAGAAGTGTTGGTGTAACACTTTACGATATAGATTTTGCTGTAAAATCTTTTGTTGATCAAAAAATGTTGTTGAAGGTTGAAGATGGTAATGAATCTGTACCCGTTCCAATGATATATGCAAATTCTGAAAAATGGGCTTCTATCCAAAAGGACGGTTTCTTAAAGGATAAGAAAGGTAAAACTATTGCACCACTTATAACTTTTCGTAGGTCTGGTGTTGCTATTAAAAATGAGATGAGAAGAAATAAAGTTGCTAACACAAAACAAATTGCTTATGTTATGCAACAACGATATAATAGAATGGCACCGTATGATAAGTTTCACACTCAATATGAAAAGAAAAGACCGTATGAATATTTTTTAGCACCGATGGCAGACTATGTTGATTTAACTTATGATTTTATTGCTTGGTGCGAATACCAAAATCAGTTAAATTACATAATAGAAAATTTCATATACTATGGTGGCCAATCTTTCGGTGATAAAAATTTCTTTAAGTTTTCAACCAATTTAGATTCTATTAATATCGAAGACAGTAATACAACTGGTCAGGATAGAATAGTTAGGGCATCATTCCAATTAACCGTTCATGGTTATTTATTACCAAAGGATATTGGAATGGAAACAACAACAAAGAGAGTTATATCTGCAAATAAAATACGATTTGTATCTGAATTGTTTGGTGATATTAATTCTATGATGAATCCAGATTCTATAAACTATTTAAGTGGTGGACGATTTGGATCAATAAATAATGATGCTGACGGAAGACTGAGAGACTGGAAATCAAGAAGTAGTAGACGAGATGATAATTTTGATAATAGACCACCGGATGTATATCCTGAGGAAAATGGTTAATATTTATATTTGTTATTTTTTATTTTTTAAATGAGGTTTTATATGGCAGAGAATGCTAAAACAGTTACGGAACAAGAATTTTCACAAGATGATATTGTTACAGTGAAAGATCTTCAATCAAGTTATGCAACAACAACTGCACAAATTGGGCAAGTTGAAATTGAATTACATTTGTTGAATAAGAGATTAGACCAAATGCGTGAGTTAAGAGAGAGTTTATTTACCAAATATAATGATTTACAAACACAAGAATCCGAGTTAGTTAAGTCACTTAATGAAAAGTACGGAGATGGTGTTTTAGATTTAGATTCTGGTAAATTTATTCCTTCGGCATCATAGTTTGGAATTTTTAATTCATATTTATGTGTAGAAGAAATTCTATATCTATAAATTTATACTGGAGATAAATAGTGGCTAATGAAAGAATTGTAAGTCCTGGAGTGTTTACCAATGAATTGGATCTATCCTTCCTTCCTCAAGGAGTCGGTGCAATCGGTGCAGCTCTCGTAGGACCAACGCTTAAAGGACCTGCCTTCGTACCAACGGTTGTAGAAGGTTATGGTGACTTTGTAACCAAATTTGGTGGTACTTATGAACACTCATACTTACCATATACTGCAAAAAATTATTTGAATAACGCTGGTAGTGCAACTATCGTGCGTGTTCTTGGTTCTGGTGGATATTCATTGAAACATCCGATTGCTATTGTTGCAACAGGTTCATGGGGTAAAAAATTAATTTCCTTCTTACACCCAACATTTGTTGTAACAAATACAGATGCAACATCATTATTTGCAAACACTACTGTTGCTTCTAATAAGAGTGGTAGTTTTGTATTGACTGTATCTGGTGGATTTACAACAGATGTATCTTCATTTACAAACGCTATTTCTGAAAATGGATTGGCATTCAGCTCTTCTATTAATCCAGATTCAACTGCATATATCGGTGATTTATATGGTTATAATCCTTATGGTACACACGCTGTTTACAACTATGTAAACTTCAAACAACAGGCATCTGCTTCTATTGCTGCAGATGGTGCAACTACTATATTGATTGAAACAGGTTCAGCAGGTTCTCCTTGGGATTTCACAACTGATTATCTTGAGGCATCAACACCTTGGATTACTTCACAGTTAGTTGGTTCAACTAAACAAGACCTTTTCAAATTCCATACTTTATCTCATGGTGTTCATTCAAATTATGAAGTTAAGGTTGGTATTGCAAATGTTCGTGCCGCTGGTACAATCGCTGGTTCTGAGTATGGTGACTTTGATGTAGTTGTTAGATTTGTTGATCAATCTAAACTTCCACAAACACCATTTACTTATGAAGACGAAGATTTGCGTCCAAATGTAGTTGAAACATTCAAGTGTAGTCTTGATCCTAATTCTCCAAAATATATCACAAGAGTTATTGGTGATAGATATATCACAGTAACAGACGCTGGTAAAGTTGTTGTAAACGGTGATTATTCTAATAAATCAAAATATATTCGTGTTGAGACATCCGAAGCTGTTGCAAACGCTGGTATTTCTCCGAACTTAGTACCATTTGGTTTCCGTGCTCCAAAGAGTCCTATACCAAGTGCGTTCACACAACCTGCAGCTGCTACTTATGTAACAGACCAAACTGCTGGTGGTGCTTATAACAGACGAGTATATTGGGGATTCAATTATGATTTCGCTAATACCGATAACTTTAACTATCTTCGTCCTTTACCAATTACTGCAAATCAAACAACCGGATCTAATATAGATTTCTATTTGGGTGATTATAATCAAAATCCTGGTGCAAGTTTCCCATCATCCGCAGGTGCTTATAGTGCATCTATCGATTTGACAACAAACACTGCATTGGATTCTCGTAAATTCATGGTGCCGTTCCAAGGTGGATTTGATGGTCACAAACCAAATCTTCAAAAGAAAACAGGTACAAACATCGAAGCTGGTAATACACAAGGATTCGATATTTCATCTACAACTGCCGATGGATATACTTCATACAAGAAGGCACTTGATACAATTTCAAATGCAGATGAATTCGATATTAATATGATTTCAACTCCTGGTATAATTCACTCATTGCATTCTGCAATTACATCATACGCTAAAGATGTTTGTGAGGATCGCGGTGATGCTTTCTATGTAATGGATGCTGTTGGCATCAACGATAATATTGCAACTGCGGTTTCTACAACCGAAGGGTTCGATAGTAACTACGCTGCAACTTATTATCCTTGGGTTAAGATTCTTGATATGGACAGAAACAAACCTATTTGGGTTCCACCTTCTGTTGTTCTTCCTGGTGTGATTGCATTCAATGACCGTGTTTCTGCTGAATGGTTCGCTCCTGCTGGTTTGAATCGTGGTGGTCTCACAGAAGTTGTTGAAGTTAAGTCAAGACTTACACAATCAGAAAGAGATACATTGTATGAGGCAAGAATTAATCCAATCGCAGTATTCCCTGCAACTGGAGTATGTGTATGGGGTCAGAAGACACTTCAAGGTCGTCCATCTGCTCTTG